TGCTGCTGTTTGATTTTTTGACCGATTCAATGAACGTCTTAAACATAGGCTTTGTACAGCCACTCTCATCCTCTGTAACCTGATATACAATGCACGGCCACTTTTTATCCTGCCGGCTGTCGTTGTCGTAGCGCTGCTTGAAATACTGGGGCTGCTTGTCGCTCTTATCTGTATCAAGGTATATCAGAATCATGGGATTGCCGTTCTTCGAGGTTGACTCCTCTACCTTGACAATCTTCATAATGTGGCCGCCGACTTCAAGCGGCCTGCTCTCTCCGTACACCGGTGCGGAATCGTAATCGTTAGGCTTCTGCATTTTCATTTTCCTCCTTGGTTTCGTTATTATTGGCATTCAGTCCGTAATATTCCCTTATCGTGTTATCCACGAACTTAAGGTCGTTGTCGATTTCGGCGTCAAACATTCCCATAGGTGTCTTGGCAACATCGAGCCCGTCTGTCTTTGTGGAAAATATGTACTTGCCGTCATCATATTTGCTATGCAGGACGATTGTAAAAAGCCCCTCAATGCAAACCTTCTCGTCCAGCATTTTACCAATAGTTTTAGGCTTGATATTCCCGAAATCGTCCGTATCGGTATGCATCATAAAATATACAATCTTATCGTGGGGCAGCTTCTTCACCGACTCAATCAGATTCCAGAACCTGTCGCCGATGTCGTTGTAGAACGAGAAGATTGCATTTCCGGCCCCCTTGCTTGCGTGGCCTCTCATAAACTGATTAGTCATCAGATACCCGGCATCATCAATAACAACTGACAGTGCCTTGCACACTTCAAGACCTTTCATTATCTTGTCGTAGTTGTCTGTATTCATAGTCTTAGGCGGGTTGCGGAATGGCAGTGGCTTGCTTGCTACGTTAAACACAGCAAAGTCCTGGCAATTGCGCATCGATGTGGATTTTCCCGAACCGCTTTTACCGATAATTAAAACAGGTAATCCCATATCATTTAATCAGCAGGTTGTTGCAGACAATAAGCTGTGCACCTGCTATCTCCTTTCCTGCCTTGATTGCTGCCTTTATAGAAGTTTTATCCGCTGTCGGTTCAGAATACCGCAGGTACTCCGAACCGAGAAGATTTATGTCCGTAACGTCTACCTTTTCGCTCTTGCGGAAGGAGCATTCAACCTTAGCTGTTTTGAATTTTTCTCCCGAAAGAACGTCCGAAAGGTATCTTATAAGGCTTTCAGCCTTCTGCTCGGCCCGTTTCTGACGTTCATCAAACGCCTGCTTCTCCGCCTTGTACATCTCTGCTTCTGCCTTTAAATCCTTGATAAAAAGAGCAAGGTTTTCAAGCTTTTCTTCCCTGTTGAGCTGTAATGCCTCAAAAGCTTCAAAGTCGGTAATTTCGCCCGTTTCTTCGTCAACAAGAGCCGTAATACTCTCATTTATTTCATAAAGTGTTGGCATAGTTTTATCCCCTTCCTCTGTTAATCTCAACAACCTTAGTTACCCTGCGCACGGTATCCGCTATCTCGCTGACTGCCCCCAGATAATCCTCATACTTTCCCAGCTCGTTCTCGTACCGCTTAACCACAGCCTCTAAGTCCTCTGTTATCAGCCTCAGCGCAGCAGCAAAGTAGGGAATTTCGTAAACGTTAACCCCGTCCTTGTCGAAGCAGGAGTCCACCACCTTAGTCCGATAGCCGTTAACCCCGTGCACTATTGCCTTGTATGCAGACTGAGTACCGCTCTCGGTGGATACGTCTGCCTTTTCAACCTCTTCAAATATCATAGTTTTCCTCCTCTTCTACAACCTCGTCAGACCTGCAGTAAGGACAGCCGAGATAGTTCTCCGTTCTGGGTACTCCCCAGTATTCCGTTGTGTCACCCGGATAGCTTATAAGCTCATCGGTCTGCCTTCCGCAGCTTAAGCACTTATACTTCATCGGCGGGCTCCTTCTCCACCATATTTGATGTATATAACCATACGTCGTTGAATTCGATGTATCTGTAGTGGATTTCGTAGTATGCCATGTCTTCCGCATCAATCATCAAATGAATCTCTTTGCCGAAGATTTTAGCGAGCTTGTCCAGTCCGCTGTTTATGCGAATGCCACGCTCATCGCAGCCTGCGCTAACATCAATTCCATCAACCGAAACGGATTTTGTCATAAGCCCGGCTGCCATTGTTCTTTCTTCCAATAAAGCTTTGATAAACTGTTCTGTTGTAACCATATAGAACCTCCTCAATCCTCATAGCGCCCGTAGATTTTTCCGTAGCAGTTAAGGCAGTAAACATAGCCGTAGCCGCTGATGTATTTTCTGTGCCGCTTACCGCAGCGCTTGCAAACTCTCGGTTTCATTTGTCCTCCTTGCCTGAGGCGGTTGTGCCAGCAATTTCAATTTCGCTGCACAGGGAATCTTCACATAGTTCCCACAGCTTTTCGCATTTTTTTCTTTTGGTCGAGCTTCTCGCAGAAGCTCAGCCAGTTTCTTGCTACAATGCTGAGGGCTGTTGCTATGTACGGCGCTTCTCCGCCTTTAACCTCGAATCCAATAAACTGATTAATTTGATTCATATACGCTATTATTCCGTTAAGTTCAGCTTCCATAGCGAACATAGAAATCTTTTCTTTTTCTTCTCTTGAGGTTTTCAAAAAGCTCAGAATATTCACACCTTCGAAAATTCCCTCAAGCTTTTCGTAAACATGCTCGCTTTTAAGTCCGTCCATCATGTCCCCTCCTCAATTCCTCTGAGCTCGAGGACGTACTCGAAGCCGTTCTCGTCCCTGAACCGTATCTCTGCCACGCCGTTCTCGTTGGTTGCAAGACATCTCAGCACCTTGAACCGCTTACCGAGAACAGCCACCTCACGGGTACAGAACTCGATAAAATCAATCACAGGCTCAGCTTCAACCGGAAGTGCCGCTTCCTTGACTTCTTCGGCAGGTTCTTCCGCCTGCTCGCTATTGACTTTTGGCGGAATTTCTGTTATAATATTGTCGTTAAGATTTTCGGTTGTTACCGATTCAGAGCTTGTAACAGTTGCCGCTGTTTCAGGCTCTTTTTCTTTTGCCTTGTGCTTGGGCTTATCCTCCGGTTTGGGAGTTGATGCTCTGAGTTCTAAAAGCCCTTTTTTTGCCCAGTTGGTGATGTTGTTCAGCGTTGTTTGCGGGTTCAACCCGTACCTTTCTGCGATTTCTCTTGTGGTCATACCGGTTTGGTAGTCCTTGATAATCGCATTTTTTAATTCTACGTCCAAAATTTCGTCCTCCTTATTTTTCCGTTTTAGTTTATACAGCGCCTGTTTGATATACAGATGCACTATATTCTTGAACTTGTAGCAGCGGAGCCTGTCCGATAGCTCGTAGTGCTGCGCCGCCTCTTGTGATGCCCAGAAAACGGTTTCCTCGTCCGCCTCCGGGTGATGTTTGCTGTAGGTCTTCGCCATAGCCGCTGCCCTGCCATAAAAACCGGGATAAGAGTAGGGACAGCCCTTGATAAAGCCTTTCATTTCAGACCCTCGTAAAATGCAGCTGTGACGTTATCCAGGCCACAAAGTCCTCGCCTCTTGTTGCCGTTATTATTGCAGTTCCGGCGATATAGTCGGATATTTTCCGATACAGCTCTGTGGCCGCTTTGTTTTTAGGCAGCGACAAAAGCTTTCCTTCCTCGTTGACTATCATACGGATATTTCCGGGAAGCGGAACTACTTCTATGTACCCGCCGACAATATCCTGGAACGCCTCAAGCGTGTTCGGAATAGTCTTCTGATACGACGGCTCGCCCGGTTCGATAATAACGACTCTGATTTCCTTTTCCATTTAGTCCTCCTTAATCCGTATGTACAGCTTGCCTACCTGCTTCACCAGTACCCATGCTGCCACGCCCACCGCCGGGAGCAGCCACTCTCCGCCGACAAAGAAGCCTCCACGCTCGGCGAACAGCCCGCTAATGAGTGCCGCTTCCGCTGCTACCGCAAGGGCAAGCCCTGCGATAAACAGCGTAGCCTTTGTAAATCTTGACATTTTTTTGCACTTCCTTTCGATATTCAGAATAATCCCCTTGCCTTTGCTATTTCGGGGTTGTTAGCGTAGAACTCTGACATTCCTCTGCCGAGCCGCTCCATCGCCCTGTCATTCCAAACCTTATACTCTTCCTCCGACATATCAATCAGCTTTTTATAACTGCCGTCGGGCATACGGGCTACCGATGGCGCCGCTCTGCTTCCGTCCTCGAAAATCCTTGTGCCGTCGGGGAGTCTTTCCACAACCTTAAGGATTTTAAAGGACCCGTCGGGGTTTCGGTATTCGAACTTTTGCCGCTTTGCCATTCTTATCACCTCCGCTTGATTTTATTCGAGGCTGGGATTGTACTATGCCGTTGCAATATGTCCCCAGCTCGGGGACATATTAGGCATAAAAAAAGCTCATGAACTCTTCGCCCGGCTTGATACCAAGCACTTCGCAGAGTTTAAGTACATCTGAAAGCTTAAGCTCTCTTAAACCGCTGGTTTTTAAATTCAGCGTTTCGGGTACCATTCCGATAGCTCTTGCACATTCTCTTTCGCTTCCGAATACTTCGTTAATTCTTTTTTTCAATCTTTCTGAACATACTTTACTTAACATATAAAATCACCTCCTATTCGTGTCCCCATTTTGGGTACACTTAAATTATAGCACGCTGTCCCCATTTTGTCAACATTTTTTGTTGTGGCATAATAAACAAATATATTTTGCGTTTTTTGTTGACAATTTGGGGACATTTATTAACATTTTTTGTTGACAAATAATATTAGATATGATATTATAATAAAGAAGAGAGGTGAAATAAATGTGCAAATGTAATTCAATTGGGGACAGAATAAGAATAGCGAGACTCCAGTCTGGAATGTCGCAGGAAGAACTCGCAAAAGCTTTAGGACGTTCCGGCAGGTCGTATATCAGCAAGCTTGAATTAAATCAGCGTGAAATAAGTCACGGCGAGATAAAAGCCCTGTGCGAGATATTGGACATTTCAGCCAACTACCTTGTTTTTGGCTCTCACGAGAGCCTGGCAGAAAATGAGCAGCGCCTGCTTGAAGATTTCCGCACCCTCAACGAGGAAGGACAGGAAGTTGTGCTGAATATGATTGACGGCATTATACGAACAGAGAAATATAAAAAATCTTCTGAGTATGAACTGGGCAAGAAAAAAGCATAACATATAGAGAAAACAAGGACATAAAATGTACAGAAAACTGAAAAATCGAATTTTCGAGATTATAAACACCGCCGAGAGCGGCGACAAGGTGAGCAAAGCATTCGACGTGTTTATAATCTCGCTGATTGTTTTAAATACAGTAATGGTAATAGTCGACACTTTCGACGTTCCGCAGGAGCTGCGGACGTTCACGGAGGTTTTCGAGACGGTTTCGGTGTTTATCTTCACCGCTGAGTATCTGCTGCGGCTATGGACAGCCGACCTGTACTACCCCGACAAGCGCCCTGCCGCCGCAAGAGTCCGCTATGCCGTTACATTTATGGCAGTTATCGACCTGTTGTCAATTCTGCCGTTCTACATACCCTTTGTTATTCCGATAGACCTGCGGGTGCTGAGGACCCTGCGGATAATCCGTATATTCCGCCTGTTCAAGGTAAACCGCTACACCCATTCCCTGTCCGTTATCGGTAAGGTCTTCCGAAAAAAGGCACATCAGCTGATTTCCTCAATGCTTGTCGTTTCGATACTGATATTAATTGCAGCAGTAATAATGTACAATGTCGAGAGCGAAGCACAGCCTGAAGTTTTCGAGAACGCCTTTTCGGGCATTTGGTGGGCGATAGCTACGCTGACTACTGTGGGCTACGGCGATATATACCCCGTAACCGCCGCAGGCAGATTTATCAGCGCAATAATAGCGTTTTTGGGAATAGGTCTTGTGGCAGTTCCGACAGGTATTATCTCGGCGGGTTTTATGGAAAATATCGAGGAGGAGAAAAAAGAGAAAAACGCAGAGGACGAGGAGAAATGCTACTGCCCATACTGCGGTAAAAAAATTCAATAAAAAATCCCCTCGCCGTTGGTGAGGGGTGAGTTATAGGAGAAAAAAATGAAAATAGCCGCCTGTTATATCCGAGTATCCACCGACGACCAGCTGGAGTATTCCCCCGACAGCCAGCTCGCCGCTATCCGCCGTTACGCTAAAGCTAACGATATGATACTGCCCGATGATTATGTTTTTATTGAGCAGGAGGGCATTTCCGGCAGGAAAGCCGACAAGCGCCCCGAATTTCAGCGTATGATAGGAACTTCAAAAATAAAACCGAAGCCTTTCGACGTGGTGCTGCTCTGGAAGTTCTCCCGCTTTGCCCGAAACCGTGAGGATAGCATTGTTTACAAGTCAATGCTCCGCAAGCAGCTGGGCATTGAGGTCATTTCCATTTCCGAGAACGTGGGCGACGATAAGATGTCCGTTATCTTCGAAGCGATGATTGAGGCTATGGACGAATACTACTCAATCAACCTTGCCGAAGAGGTCAAGCGTGGAATGACGGAGAAGGCTATGCGGGGCGAGGTGCTGTCGATAGCGCCGCTGGGCTACAAGGTAGTAAACAAGAAACTGGAAGTTGACGATGAAAAAGCCGAAATTATTAGGGCAGTATTCGAGAAGTACAGCAACGGCGGAACCCTTCGGGGCATAGCGGAATGGCTGAACGACATAGGTATCCGCACCAAACGGGGCAACGTGATTGAGAACCGAACAATTGAGTACTGGCTAAGAAATCCCGTATATCACGGATATATCCGCTGGACGCCAACGGGCAGGACCCACCGAAACTACGACAATCCCGACACCATTATAAGAAAAGGCTCCCACACGCCCATCATCGACGAGGAGCTATGGGAGAAGGTGCAGGAGCGCATGCGCCTGCAAAAAGAAAAATACTGCCGATACAGGCGGCCTGCAACCCAAAATTCATATACGCTTGCGGGCATTTTCCACTGCGGTACCTGCGGTTGCACAATTGTGAAAAGTACGAATAGTTACATGCAGTGCTGTGGCTATGCGCACGGGTCATGCAAAACATCCCAGTCCGCCAAAATCGAAAAGCTGACAATAATGCTGATTGCCGCTATTTCCGATGACGTTAAAAACGACAGCTACCGCATATCAGGCGGCGCTAAACCAGTATCAACTCATTCCGATTTGGAAATAGTTGAGAAGCAGCTGGAGCGTGAGCGGGAGAAGCTGCAAAGAGCGAAAGAGGCGTATCTGGCGGGCATTGATACCGCAGACGAATACAGGCAGAACAAGGAGAGCTTGTCCGCCGAGATAGTGCGGCTTGAAAACAGTATCAGCGATATGGCGGAAGAAGAGCCCACCTGCGACGGCTTCGCCCCTAAGTCCAAAATCAAAGAATACAGGGAGCGATGTCAAAGAACACTGGAGATTATTCAAAACCCCGATATTCCCGAAACCGAAAAGAACGCAGCACTAAAGCAGTTAGTCGAAAAAGCCGTATATAATAAGGAATTGCAGGAGGTTTCTGTTTTTTACATTTGATTATCTCATTTTGGGTTATGCTCCGCCGTACCCCAAAATGAGATAATACTATTACTAATAATATACTACTACTAATAATACATCAATCCATACAAATTGTCAATTGTTGTACCCGTCATAACACACAAGACAACATACAATAAAAATGGCGGAGAAACGCTCCGCCTTTTTTATATGTTCTCTCACTACCAATAACAAGGCTTTGTGTTAATATTGCATAATTAATCACATAAATTTTGTGCAACTCTACAATATACTATCTGATAGCATATTTTTTTCAAAAACCTATTGACATATACTATCAGATAGTATATAATGTAATCAAGGAAAGGGACAGCGGATAACCCAATAAACCGCAGAAAGGAAAACATTATGAAAAAGTACGTAGCTTATTATCAGGAGTCTAACGGAGCAGAAGCATTCTTCATCAGAAACGAGGAAGAAAAGGTAATCGTAATCAGCGCTCCCGACGAAGAAGTGGCAGAGGATGCATTCAAGAGAGCTGAAATGAATGTGGCGGATAATGGTTACGGAGACATCGAAAAGACAGAAGAAGGATTTGAACATCTCTTTGTTATCGAGTATACCGATGATACTTTCTGCGATGAACCAGCTACTGCAGAATACAATTACGACGAGTTTTGAATTCTACCAGCGGAGGCTTAACCGCCTCCGCAGAAAGGATATAACATGAAGATATATACCGCCGACCGTGAGACCGGAACGTTCATCGAAGAAGCCAAGAACTACAAGGACGCTAAGACAAAGATACGCCGCTATGAAGCGCAAGACCGCAAAGACGGTACCTACGAGCCTAACTTTTATGCCATCGTTGACGAGGAACACTGCACGATTGAGAATCCCGGAGATGAGGTTCTCGAGCTTAGGAACAGAGCAGGGCTCAGCCAGTCCGCATTTGCGGATTTTATCGGCTGCTCCGTCCGCACGGTACAAGCCTGGGAGCAAGGAGCTAACCCTTGTCTGCCCTATGTCAGGGGGCTGATTGAGTACAAACTGAAAAACGAAGGGAAAATAAAGACAATGAAGAGATATTATGTTGAGACTAACGGTGATGATTTTGTTGCATTCGTCGATTATAACAATCGGGCGTATATTATCGACGCTGCGAAATTTGATGAAAGACTGAATTTAGATGTTGCAAAAAGCACAGATTACAGCAACCTCGACAACTGCGAAACTGCTGTCGAATGCGCAATTTCTATGGGAGAAAATGCGCCATACGATAACGTAATCGACTGGAACGAAGAAGATTATGAGATAGTTACAAAGTTTTAGGAGAAAAGATGAGAGACCCGATAAATAATATTAAGGGGCAGCGCTTCGGGAAACTAACCGCCGTTGAGTTTCTCGGAAAATCGCTGTGGCGGTGCGTATGCGACTGCGGGAACGAGCGCAATTTTGCCTACTACTACCTTACAAACGGCAGATATACCTCCTGCGGCTGCGATAAAGAACAGAAAAAGAATATAAAAATCTGCAAAATATGCGGAAAAGAATTCTATGCGCCGCCGTCAAGCAAGAAAATATGCTGTTCAAAGGAATGCAGCGCAAAGAATTTCAGCAGCATGCGCAAAGGCTCTAAGCTTTCCGAAGAACATAAAAAGAAAATATCGCAATCCGCAGCAGGACGTGATATGGCAGACCTTCAAATTATCGCGACCGCCGCCGCCAAAGCTTCGCCTAATTCGGGGAGATTTACCACAAACAGACACGCTAAAGATTGGGTACTGTATTCTCCTGATGGCGTTATCTATCAATGTACTAATCTCTTAGAATGGGCGCGTAATAACATAGGTTTATTCGGATTTGCCGCAGAAACCAAAGAAGAAATAGACGCCTGTGCCGATAAGATAAGAAACGGTTTCGGCACTATTAAAAGAAGTATTAAAAAAGGTAGTGGGACTATCACCTACAAAGACTGGACGCTGTATGGATGGGATGATGCAACAAATGCTGAAAAATGGTGGCGTACTCCCGTAAACCCGCAATTGCCGCTGAAATTCGATGTTATGCGTTTATATTCGCCTGAATTTGCGCGAGCAATAAGCAGCCTTGTCGCCGATGTGGGACCCGAAGATATTATGAATAAAACAGGAATATCGGAGCGAAGAGTTCAGGACTGGAAAAACGGTCAGCTGCCAAATCTGAACAACTTAATAGCCCTGTACAAAAATTACGGCGTGCAAGTCCTTCCATTAATTGATAAGAATGGAATGCTCGTCCGCAGAGAGCCAATAGAATCAAGAGGCGACAGCGTTATAACCCGAATGTGCGCCGAATCAGGCTACACAATACGGGAGATAGCTACAGCAATGCGCCTATCCGTCCCCGTATTTCATAACCGTTACAGCACCTCAGGAACTCAAGCAAGAGGAGCTATTGAGTTATTATACCTTTTCGGAATTGAAACAGTAATCAGATATTACGATGAATAGAAGAAAAGGCGGAGCCCGTAAGCCCCGCCTTTTCTCATACCTTCTTCACATACGCCCCGCTGACAAACGCCGTCCCGTCATTATACAGTATCTCCTTCCAGCCGCCGGAAGCTTCGCCCACGCAGTAGACCTCCGCCCCCTTCTTCAGCCTTCCCAGCTCATTCCCTTTCGCAACCTGCGGCGAACTGCGGACGTTGAGCTCAGCCGTTGTCCTCAGCAGCTCATACGCCCCCGTCTTATCGAACAGCTTCCCGCCGTCCTGGAGCATGGAATACCCCACCATTCCAGCATGTGAAATCCACTTAGCGCCGCCCACCGTGATAACAGCGTCCACCGGGTACAGCCTGCCCTTCTCGCACCGGGTAATGATATTGTCGTCCCCGTCCCTGTGACAGCTGCACCGAATAGCCGCCCGTCCCAGCGATGTATAAACGTCGTGAACGTATTCGGTTTTAATCGGTTTTTGGTGCAGGTAGTTCTTCCCCGCCGCTCTGATTTTAGCTGGGTAGTCTATGTAGATTAAGTCCCCGTCTACCTGCTCCTTCACGCCGGACACAGCGCCCTTGCCCCACTGCCACATAACCTGCCCGTAGTTGTATTTGGTGGGAATATTCGGGTTTCCCGTCCAGGCAGCCAGCCATATATCATACTTCCCGATTAGCTCCGCCTTGTAGGTGTAGCTTTCCAGCCAGGCGGGATTGATATACAGCGCAGGATAATACCCGCCCTTTTCGATTTCCTCACAGAATGTCTTGATTATGTCGGTGAACTGCCGCCGGGTAAAACTTCCCCATTCCCCGTTCAGATACCGTTCGTCCTCAATGTCGCAGAAGACGGGATATGTGAGATGTCCCCGATAGGGCTTAAGCCGTTCAAGGGTCTCTCTCGCTTCTGTCCTCGCCTGCTGGACGCTCCTGCTGACTATGTAGGTGTATGTGCCTACCTCCAGCCCCGCCTTGATAGCGCCCTTCATGTGGGTATGATACAGGTCGTCGGTCTTCCCGAGATACCCGTTACGGATAATAGCCGCCCTGACCCCCGCAGCCCTGACCTTCCCGTAGTCGGTAATTACGTTCGAATATGATATATCAATCGCCTTTATCTGCATATCCTACCCCCTGAACTTCCCGATAATTTCCTTAAGCTTATCGAAGCCGAACTGCGCCCCGTAGGAAACGAAAAAGCCGAGAACCACGTCCCCTGCAACCATATACCATTCAATCGTTACCCCTTTTATGGTTGCAAAAGCTGCTCCCGCCGCCCCTGTTAAAAGAAGGGCGATAACCGTTGCCGTTATCTGTGCAGGAATTTTTTTAAACACATTTTTCAGCACTTCCGTTATAACGTTGGTGGTGAGCACCAGCGCCCCGATAATTGTCATCAGAAGTGCGTAGTCATTGTTCTGCATTATCCTTGTACCTCCTCATTCGTCACATTTTCCCCGTCCTCTTTCAGAAAGTCGGGGTTAAGCTCCAGCTTCTTCACGTTTTCCGCCTTCGCCTTCCAGCAGTAGAACCCAAGTGCCGCAGTTGTGGGAGCGCCGATAAAGGTGAGTAGGGGGGGGAGGTGTTCGGGGCAGTTCCAGACCACTACCGCCCCGAAAACCGCCGCCCCGAAATATACCACCATCACCCCGCCTATAAACAGCTTAGCCGCCTCGATTTTACGCCTTCTGCGCCGCTTTTTTTCAAAAATTATCCGCATATCAGCCCACCAAAGCATTGATTATGTAGCCTGCAAGACCGCCGCCAAGGGCTGAAATAACAGCCGTAACAACTCCGTCCCACCGCTTGCCCGGTTTCTTCTCGATTTCGTCCACCTTCTCGGAAACCTTGTTAATGTCCTCTCTCATGTGCTGCAATTCCACCGTCATTTTCTGAACGCTTTCGACTAATTCCTCGATATGGTCCACCCTTTTGTGCAGGGATTTCAGCGAGCTTTCAACCGCCGTTATTCTCTCGAACATTTCTTTTTCCTGTCCGTCCATTTCGCCCTCCTTAATCCGATACCGGGAACGCCAGTTGAATATAATCGCCATATAACGGCACTAACCTGTACGTTTTCCCGTCAGCACTTGCATAAAGCTCCTGTAACCCATCATTGTCGTTATATATAGGTCGGGCAGGACAGGAAGTTGCCAAGTAAAGCTCCTTGTATTCTTTACCGCTGAGTATATTCGGGCATTTCACAAAGCTGTAATAACTGTTAATGCCGTCGTATATTTTATTGAATGCTATTTTTGTTGCAACGTCAATATCGTTTTCATCAGCTATATATCCACAGCTATCGCTGGAATATAATATACTCCATTTATCATTGTCGTCCTTTGCAGCTACAATCCCATTAATTTTTTTATTACTGCTGTAATAACATAAACTTCCGATATAAATTGCATTTTCACCTGCACTGACGTGCGAATACAGCCAATAATACGGCCCATAATAAGCAATTGGTGCTATTATGCTTTTTTTGGATTTTGTTGTGCGGCTTAAAACATATATTCCAAAATCGCTGCCATCATAAAGTACCTTGAAACCTATAGTTTTTGTGTCGTCAAGATAATATATGAACTCTGTATCGTTTACCTTCTCAACTACCCACGGAAATCCAACTATATTTTCCATAAAGTACTTGCATTCGTTAAACACATCAATTCCCGACGATATTTTATTGCAATAGTAACTGCTCCCCTTTAAATTATGTGCCATAATTCACACCTCCACCTGTTCCTTTGTAAAGATAATTTCCTCAATCGGCGGCATAGCCATACCGAACGCAACCGTAAAGACAGCCCCGCCGCCCTTACCTGTGGGTATATGCTCCATAACGCCCTGTATCGTCCCGTCGTTATATGTAATCTCTGCCGCCGCAAGCTTCTCCGTTCCCGCCGCCTGCTGACGGCGGGTTATTGCTTCGAGTTTATCCAGTTTCCTTGAAATCATGTGAGAAACACCCCTTTTACCGCGTTTACAGTAATTGCCGCCCTCGTTATCCTGCTTCTGTCAACAGCCGCAGTCGTTATACTCGCCTGTATGCCGCTTTCCACAAGCGTGACATTAAGTGTAGCAGTTCCATAGGATTGGCTATCATTTACAGTCTGGTCGTCCCCTATACCGATTAATATTACCTTGAACGCAAAGCTGTAGTTTTCGGTATAATGGCTGCCGATAGAATCATCATATTCCCTGCGCACCTCCGCCTTGCCGCTGACCTCAACCACTCCTGCGCCCGTGAAATCTCCGGGAATGCCAAGGGTATAGTAGCTTGCCGCCGCTTCACCGCTTGCCCCGTCGAAGGTTTTCCTTGCCATCGTCCTTGCCGCCTGCACCGCAATATCCTCCGCATTCTTGTCTATAAGCGCAAAAGCCTCGTCAAGCGCCGTTTTATCCGCCTTCCCCGCAAAATCAAGCACCACGCCTGTCCTCATTAAGCACCCGCCGCAGACTGAGTTATCCGTCCGTGTATCGGTAATCAGGCTGTCGGTAATCTCAATCGTACCCGCCGGAACAGACACGGTTGCAAGTCCAAGGTCGTAGTAGGTTCCGTCACGAAGGATAGGGGGGGGAGTAGGCGTATCTCCTTCCTCTCCCTTTATGACAGTAAGATAAACCTTGTGGGCTTCGTAGTCGCACCGTGCAACCACCCTGTCAATTCTTCCCACAGACCCCGAAGCGGTATCAATATTAAGCGTTTCCGCCGCCTCAGCCTTTCCGAAATGCCCTTCTATCCAGCAATATCCGGGCGCTACGCTTACCTTCATACCGCCGCCCGCAGTTACCTGCAGTTCTCCCGTGCTGTCGTTCAGCACTCCACTTGTAACAATCCCCGAAACAAGCCGGGCGAAGTCTTCAGATACTACTTCCGTGTTGTCAAAAAATCCGCTTTTCATTAAAAACCGCCTTTCTACTCGCCAACGGGGAAGGGTTCGCCCATATCGGGAATAATCTCCGTCCCGTTAGCGTCGTAATATTCCGTAATTTTAACAATGCGCCTGTTTAGGGGCATTCCGTGCCACTCGCAGGTTACAATATCTCCTAAGTTGTAGCTGCTTTTGTATTGCAGATTTCCGGTAAAGCTTACCGCCGCCGAAAAATTCACAGCAGCCGCCTTAATCTGCTCCCGTGCCAGTTTGAAAAGCTTGTTTCTTGTAGCCGCCACGTCCAGTACAACCCCGCTCTCGGTTTTCCTTGTCACGCAGTCGCCGAAAACGCAGATTTCCCGCTTTTCTCGTCCTGTTTTCCCGTAGGGGTTATAAAATACGTTTACCTCTCCGTATTCTCCCGAATACCGTGCAGTAACCGCATTTACCTCTTCTGTCCTGTCGGCGGTGTATTCGGCAGAGGATAGTACCGTATCATACTCCTCCGAGAAGATAACACGGGGATTTTCGGTCTGCTCTATGCTCTTGTCCTTCCCCTCGAAGCATTCAAATATCAATGCCCCGCTGTTCGGCTCAGCCCGAAGCATAAACCCTACTCCCGAAAGCTTTGCTATCCTTCCGAGTGCCGCTTCAAGGTCGGTAAATTCTATGGAGCAATCCGCCTTCGCCCCTATCCCCTTTATCTCTCCGAGTTTTACCTGCGGGATATAATCGTCCGTTTCGGGGTTCATTACCGTATCGGCTACAAGCCTTCTCATAGCTTCTTCCGCCGTACCGTTAAAGCTGTATTTGTTTTTAACGACGTGCCCGTAAAGCAGACGGGACAGGAAATACCCCACAGCGGTTATTTCTTCCCCGCTCTCCCCTGTTGCAGTCCGCAGAAATTCAATAACAGCGCTTTCCTCTGCGCCCTCTTTCAGCAGTACATTACCCTGTTTCAGCAGTTTAATGTTATTATCGGTTGCAGGCGCGTGCAATTCCATATATCCGCTCTCGTAGAACCGCCGTTCCCATATCAGACTGGAATAAACGTCGATAACGCCCTGCGCCCGTAAATCCCCGTCAAGCGCAATCAGCTCAACCATTAAGACCGCCCCTTTCAACAATACGGGCAATATCCTCAATCCTGCGCTCAATCTCCTCGTCGGAAATTCTTTCGTAAGCGCCGGGAGCATTAGTGTAGATAGCCCCGTACCGTGCAGAATACTGCACACGAATATCCAGCGCTCCCGCCCCGCTGTCAGCGTCGTATTTGAACGTATTCCGCCCCTGCTGCAGGGTGAAAAACTTAAAAGGATAATCGGTATAGTTGAAGATATTGATTTCCTCGCCGCCCCGATAAAGCATAACCGACTTTTTACCCTTGTCGGTGACAATCTTAACAACGTCCCCGCCCTCCATAGTAAACCGCAAACGGGCTTTTTCTCCCGTTTCAACGTTTATTATTGCAGGATTTACAACACGGGATTTTGCGGTGATGATTATAGTCATTCCCGTTTCCTGTTCCCCGTCGTTGAAAATATCCGCAAAAACGCTGTCCATTCTGCGGCTGATATAGAAGGGCTCAGCAGGAAAGGTAAAAGGAAATTTAAAGCAGGAATAACTTCCCGCAATAATCTCTTCCTTGTCCGTAAGCCCTCTGAAATACGGGTCGGCGCATAGAAGCGTAATAATCCCCTTAACAGGCGGCTTCTGATTTGGCGGAATTATACAGCTTTCCACCATATAGTCGATTTTAGAGCAGCCCAGCCGCCCATACATTGTCATAGTTCCGTAAGTTCCTGCCGCAAATATACGGTACATATCGTGCATAGCCTGCTCGTGGTCTGCTCCAACCCGAATATGGAAATCAACGCTCATTATCCTTTCGGGCTTTCGTACCGACTGCACCTCGCAGCCGTCCAGATTAGCGATAGCCTGCCTGTTCAGAATACATTCCGCCGATACTCCCGTAATCGTATCCAGCCTTACGGCGCTGTCCCCGATAAGGTCGATAGTCCCCGCCCGTTTGTTCTCAAATATCAGTTTTTCCATTCACGTCACCCGTACAGCTTAGCCGCCTTAAGCTGCTGCTCATTCTTCTTAGTCTGCTCGTATGGTGACAGCGCTGTCGGCGAATTATTTACGATTGTTATGTTTTTGGTGGAGTTGTTGTTGGTGGTAGTACTGTTGTTTGTAACCCCGCTTGCAGAAAGCGCCGCTCCGTTCTCCGCCGAATATACCGCCTTTAAAAAGCCTTCGGGAATTGTAAGCGCCGCTCCCGCTCCACCGAGAAGCGAGGAACTGCCGCCAAGATTAACGTCGAAAAGCTGTGCCGCATTCTCCGCCTCAACAATAACCCGCTTAGCCGCCATAGTCTTTTTATACTCCGCCAGCTGAGCCTCGCCAACCGCCTTTATATTGCTTATTTCCTGTTCTTTTTCAGCTTCAAGGTCTGCAAGCCTCTGCTTATGTACCGTATCAAGACCGCTTAGCGCCGCTTCATTCCGCTCATTGAGTGCCGTGAGCTCCGCCGTCTGCTTTTCCGAAAGGGCGGTTTTCTCTGCCTCCTGCCTTTCCTTAAGCAGTTCGTTTTCCTTTTCGTACCGTTCCTTTTCCTGTTCCTCTTTAAGCTCATACTCAGCCTTAAGATTTTCTTCCCTCAGGTCGTATTCTTCGTTAATATCGTCCTTTTTGCTTTCCAGTTCGGAAATACGTGCTTCCCGCTCAGCAAGAATCCTTTCCTGCTCCAGCTCCTTCTTATATTCCGCAAGCTCTTTCTCCGCCGCCTGCCTGTCCTCTGTGGTTGTGGCAGAATTTACGGCGTTTTGCAGCTCTGTCAGCTTTTCCTGCTGCTGTGCCGCCTTAGCCGCCTTCTCTTCCGCTTCCGTAAGCCCGTTTATAGCCGCTATTTCATCGTCAATAGCCTTAATCTGATTATACCGCTCCTCGTCCACAAGCTTAAGCTTCTCGGTATATTCCTCGTCAATCAGTTTCAGCTTCTCATTATGGGCTTTTTTCAGCTCTTCCAGCTCCGCCTTAGCCGCCTTTTCAAACAGCTTGCTTTCTTCCTTCTGCTGTTTTTTAAGCTCCTCGACCTTTTCGCTGTTGGCTTTTTTAAGCGCCGCTTTTTCGGAAGAAAGACTGTTTTCATAGGCTGAAACACGGCTGTTGTAGCTGCTTACCGCCGCAGAGGTCTGCTCCTTAACGCTCTTCTCATACTCCGCTTCTTCCTTGTCGAGAGCTTCAAGCGCCGCGGTTCTCGACTCGCCAAGCGCCTTGATTTTTGCATTTTTAGCTTCTTCCGCCGCCGCTTTCTCGGCTTTTGCAGTTTCTTCTGCCGCCGCCTTTTCCGCCTCTGCCGCCTGCACTGCATTATATTCCGCCGTACCGTATATCTGCCCTGTTTCAAGAAGTATCTGCCGCCGCTGTTCCGCCGTTTCTGCCGTAACGTCGTTGGCAAAATTCTGCTCAAAATACATTATCTTTTCAGCGGTGTCAAGATACTCGTTTTTCGCTTTTCCCAGCGCCTCAGCCGCCGCCATACCGCCACGCATAAGCTCGTTGCTGTACTGTATAATGTAATCGTCCAGACTTCCGTAAACGCTGTCCATTTCAATGGCGGCAATTTTATCGGCGTTAAGAAATTCATAAGACATTGCCCCGATTTCCCGCGAAACGTTTTGCCAGAAGGAGAAAATGGCGTTGCCCCATTCTTCAAGCTTTGTGCCGAATAAGCCGTCGATAAGTCCCAATGCGCCCGAGAAAACGCTTACCAACCCATCGCCCATAGACGACAGCAGTTCAGCTCCCGCGCTAAACCAGTCCACATTTCCCAATTCATCGAACAGCGCCCCTACAATCTGCGGTACCGCTTTAAGCAGGTCGGGTATCGCCTCTGTAAGCGCTTTCGCAAGGGCGATAATCAGTTTTACGCCCGCCTGTATGATTTTATCGGTGTTGCTCAGAATCCCGGTAGCAATTTCGGGTACCAAATCCCCTGCGGTTTCCGCCAGTTCGGGCAAGGCTTCTGCAATGCCGTCGTTAATCGCAATTAACAGATTAAACCCTGCGTCTATAATAAGCGGTGCATTCTGTAAAATCTTATCCCCTACGTCTCCGATGATGTCGGGCAGCATAGGCGTTAATTTGTCAACGACTTCTGCAAGGCCGTCTACCAGTCCCATAAACAGCTCCGCCCCCGATTCTGTCATAAGGGGAAGCAGTTCGGGTATAATGTCGGTTAGTTCAAGCGCAAGCTTTTTCAGTCCGTCAACCAGTGTGGGCAGTATTGTTGCCGCCATTTCGGGAACATTATCGCCTACAGCGGCTATAACTGTATTAAGCCCGTTCAGAATATCGGGCAGCATATTATTGATTTCTGTATTTATTTCTCGCGACAGCGCCCTTGCCTGCGTTCTGAATGCCGCAGATGAAGTTTTATCTCCGCCAAACATCTTCCCGAAGGAGTTTGCAAGGCCGGGAAGAGATTTCCCCAGCTTATCGGTAAATGTCTGCAATTTCGGCGCAAATTCAACGGCAATTACATTCCCCGCCGCCGAAGCGTTGGCTTTCATGGTGTCAAGACTGTCGTTATATGCGTTAAGGCTGTCCAGCGCTTCCTGCGACAGAATAAGCCCCGTCTCTTCTGCACTGTCCCCCAGCTCTTTCAGTTTCTCCGCCCCGCCCTCAATCAGCGGGTTCAGCTCCTGGGCTGACTTGCCGAAAATCTGCATAGCGAGGTTGTCCCGCTCTGTTTCGTTTTCAACCTGTCCCAGCGCCGTAATCAGTTCATTAAATACCTCCTGATTATCCCGCAGTTCCCCCGTCAGATTATCTCTGACAGAAACTCCGAGAGTATCAAAGGCCGCCTGCACGTCCTTGCTGCTGGAAGTCATATTCTTAGTCAGCTTAGCCATTGACTTAGTAACGGTATCAACGTCCACATCAATAAGCTTTGCTGCATAAGACATTTTCTGCAATTCGTCGGTAGCAATACCCGTCTGTTTGGACATGGTATTGATATCATCTGCGAATTGCGCAGACTCTCCGGTAAGGTTTGTCACAGCCACAGCCGCCGAAGCCGCCGCAGCAGCATACGCCGTCAGCGCCTTTGCCGAAGCTTCTACCCCCGCCCTTGCCATTGCTACTTCAATATCAGCAGCATACTTAGCCGCTTTTCCCATCTTGGACGCCATATCTCCGATAGGCTCCGAGTATCTTTTAACCTTCTTTACGAAATCCTCCGGGAATAAATCGGATATTCTGAACCTGCTCAGCTTTTTGGCTTCCTTGTTATTTCTTTCAAACGCCGTCTCTGTTTCGTTAAGCGTTTTTTTCGCCTTGTTCAGCTGTATGGTATAATAATCCATACCCTTCTGGGCTTTTTCAACAGCAGCAGCAGCTTTTTCCGCTTCCTCGCTCTCTTTGCCGTGAAGCTTTACCGCCTCTTCGTAAGACTGGCAGGCTTTATCATAAATAGTCTTGCTGTCGGAAACCGCCCCGTTCAGCGCCGCTACCTTGATTTTCTGCTGCTCTAACTGCTTTTCGAGCACAGCACCTACGGTTTTCAGCTGTCGCATTGAGGCTTTGTTCATATCAAACCCGCTTGTAACCGCCCCCAGTTCAGAGGATAGCACATTAAGCTCCGAATTTATGCTTTTAAGGGATTTTTTAAAAGCCGCTTCTCCGTCAACGCTGATTTTAGTTTTTATCTCTCTCGGCATTTTATTTTACCTGCTTTCCAGCTGATACAGCCATAACTGCAATATTTCTCCCGGGCTGAAATACAGCCATACTTCCTCGTAGGACAGCCCGCAGCTTAAACCCTTAGCAACAAAGCGCAGAGTTTTATTTACTCTGCGCTTCCCGCTTTTTTTGCCCGTTTTTCCCTTATCTCTTCAAGAACCTTGTCGGTCTCTTCCTGCTTTACGTTTACCCCTTCGGGTATCTCGTAGGCCATACCCTCCGCAACCGCCATAAATATCTTATCCCGGCAGTTTATAATCTCGCCGGGAGATAATATATTGATAATGCCGTTATAGCCTATAGTTTCCGCTTCCTGCCCCTCAATCAGACCGTGTGCAATACCGTAATTATTGCGCTGAACAGCCCCATTAATAAGAATAGCAATAATCTGCGCTACCCTCATAATTACTCTTGCAGTTTCCGTTTGCTTAGTATCTTCCGGATTATCCCCCTGCTTTATCCACTTAGCCATATTCCCCACGCCTCCGCAGGTTTCCGCAATCCTGTAGGCTGCGGAAGTAGAGCAGAACAGCTCATATTCTTTTCCTAAAATTTCAATTTTCTGCATAGCTTTTTCCTTTCAGCTTCTTATTTAAGCCTACGTCATAGGCTTAAATAAAAAGGGCGGTTTCCCGCCCGATTTATTCTTAACCGCTTATACACCTTCGGAAGCCGCCGCTTGTTCGGTAATTCCCGCCTTCCCGTCAAGCCAGGCAATAGCCTCCGCTTCTGTGGCAAAGCGCTCCTTAACGCTGATATTCTTCTTGGGGTCGTAGCCGGGTACAGGCTTAACGCTGCCCTCAACGGTGGGAGTGTTCCAGGAAATAGAGCCTTCCTTTGTCTTTGCGGAATTTTTGCCCCTGCCGGAAAACTCTACGGAATAAACCCATTCCGCCTCATAGTAGCTGCCGCCGTTGTCGGGGTATTCTCCCGGAATAATATATCCTGTGCCGACCTCGGTTACAGCAGGAGCTTCGCCGCTGTGAACCTCTGCCGCTGTTCCGTCTCCTGAGGGAACATATACGCTGCCTGTAAGCTTAGCCTCAACCTCAAGGGCAGAAGCCTCCGTGCCGTCTCCGAACTCGTCAACGCCGTAGGTGATAGTGCCGCTTGAAAAGCTCTTATCCCTGTTGACAACTCTGCCGTCAGCATACAGGGGAGTATCGTTGTAGCTGATTGAGACGTCGGCTTCAATCGCCCTGCCTACAACAAAGCCCTTTTCGTATGTAGGAAGTTCGCCGTACTTCTTGGTTGCAACAGGCGCTGCAACAACGTGTAATAAACCCTTTTTTGCCATTTTAAGAACCGTTCCTTTCCGTGTATTCGTTCATTATTTCTTCCATAGCCGAATGTATTTTCGGCTTGGCTTTTTCCTCAATATCGTCCACAAAGCGGTCGCCGTCCCCGTTTTTCCCGTAGTGGATAATAAAGGCTTTTTCTGCGTTACTTACGCCCTTCTTATCTTTGCCCTTGGGGTAAATCTCTGCGGAGGAGTTTTTATCCGAAACGGTATTTTTAACTGCGTCCCTCATAGCCCCCGTATCAACGTGCCCGTGCCTTTCTATGCCCTCTTTCCATTCGGAAACAGCCGCTTCTCCGCCTGCTTCAAGCATATCGTGCACAATATCCTCTGTGCTTTCCCCGAGAGCCTCTAAGTTGTGGATAAAATCGTTAAGCCCGCTGCAGGATACAAACGCCACACCTCACACCTCCACCGTGTAGGCGTAATGAATAATCCCCGTTTCCTTGTCGTAGTCGGAAATCATATCCGTAACCGCCCCGATTTTTTCAAGCGCCGCTTTTATTGCAACAGCATTACTGTCGTACTCCTTGCGGGAAAAATAATCCACAGCAAACCGCAGTACAGGATTTACCGTCCTTTCCTCCGCCTTTAACCCCGTGAAGCTTGTTTCGTGCCATACGATATAGGGCGGTGTTTCCTTGTGTGCCTTGAAATGATATGCGGGGATTTTTGTCCCCACCAGCGCCGCTTTTAACGCCGCTGTCTTTTCGGCGTAGGTCACAGTTCGTACACCTCCTCAATATCCGACAATGCAAGCAGCATTGAGGGCGGTCGGCAGTCGCCCAGCTCCTGCTTCTGCTCGATTCTGTACTGCTGACCGTTTATCACAGCTATGTCCTGTGTACTGACGTCAGCCATCAGGGGCGCTATAATCGCCCTGCTGATTTTAACCATATTCTGCATAGCGCTGTAATAGCGGTTAATACCCACCGTTTTCCAACCGAAGCGCAGACGGTGACGCAGTACAGGCTTTTCGGCGGGCATATCTCCCGCCTCTGCGCTGTTTATAATGCAGTAAATATCAACTACCCCGTCATTATAACGCTGAAAATCGCCGCTTTTAACCACCGCTTTCAGCCTCCTCCGCCTCCTGCGCCGCCGCTCCCAGCCGCTTTAATCTTAGCCCCAGAATGGAATTACCGAAATTTACGGCGAAATCTTCGAGAGCGTTCGCCCTTATATACCGACAGCAGTCCAGCAATAGCTGTTCCTCGCTGTCCGTAAGCTCCGCCCCGTCGGGAACGGCGCAAAGCTCCCTGATTTCCGCTGTAGCCCTGTTCAGTATTCCGTATAGCTTCCTGTCGTTATCCTCGTCATCGTAAGTGACGTCAAGATAATTTTTCAGCACAGTAATATCAACCATTGCCGCCGCCCTCCTGCGCTTCAAGAATAGCCGCCGTTATCTGTGCCTTTGTATTGCTGTCAGACATTCCCGTTATCCCCAGCTCAGCCGCAAGACTAAGTAGCTCTGCCTTAGTCTTGCCCATAAGCTGGCTTTCCGTATAGGTTACGGGCGCACTGTATGCGACAGCCGTTATTCCCCCGCCGCAGGAGTTACGTCAATGTTCTTGACTACGAGGTAGGTTCTGTCCACCTCTGAGATGTCGAGAACAAGGAAGCTGTTGTTATCCTTAGGCATACCGTTGCCGTACAGCTTGATTTTGAGCTGTGTAACATCTTCGAGGAACTGGGACTTACCCTCGTCACTCTCAATCTTACCGCCCCTGCCTGTACCAAGCCCCATAAAGTAGCGCTTAGGCATACCAATAATAGCCTTGCCCTGTGTTAAAGCAGAAGACTGTACTACCTCTGTGGGATAAGGGAATACGTTATGCTTATAGGTGCCGTCGGGAGCTAATACGGTTGTTGCGGGGAAAACCTTGCTGAAATAATCTGCGGGGCTAACGATAAGCACAAGACCGTCAACCGCTCTGGGTTCTCCCTTTCTGTCCTTAGAAAGTTCGGTAAGAAGCGCCGCATAAGTTTCGGGAGAGAAATCCTTGATTTTTACAGGAGTCTTGTCAGAGTACACGCCGCCTGTAATAACCGCTTCCTCCGATACGTCCTTGCACATGCCCACGGGCATATCCTTCCCTGTACCGTTGATAATGCCGTTTTCAAGACCTGTTGCAAGGAAGTCTGCAAGCACCTGACGAACATAGGCGTCAAGCCATGCAGGACCTAAGTCGATAAAATCGTTAGAAAGCGAAAAGAATGCGGAAAGCTTGCAGAGCGTAAGGTCAACCGTCTTGATAGCGCCGTCCGCCTCTTTGGTGATTTTGCCGCCCAGAGCGCCCCATACAGCGCCGCCTGCTGTTCTGTCGTCGATAATCCACTTAGTAAGACCTGTGGTATTGCGGAAATCGATAAGGTCAAGAAGCTTATGCTCTCTTGCAACCGTACCGAGAACATCTTCAATAACAGTCTTCGGAATAACCTCTGTAATGTTTGTAACGCCCTGCATAGGTGCGCCGCTCTTTACAGCGTCAATAACCGACTGATAGAACTTGTTTTCCTCGGAAGTAAGCGCTCTGCTGCCCCTTGCGGAGAGTACCGCATTATCAGCGCTTGCGATAAGGCCGTTAGCCTCCGCCATAATCTGCTCTTCGAGGAACTTGCCGTAATTTTCGAACGCCGCAGACATCTTTGTTTCGTCCTGCTCCTTGAAAGCTTCGGACATAGCCGCCACAAGCTCCTGCTTCTTCTGCTTGATGTCGTCAAGATTTTTAATAGCCATTTTCTTTTTTCCTTTCCGCTTTAAAGCTTCAGATATTTTTTAAGTAGATTTTCCGCCTTTACGGTAAAATCTGCATTACTGCCTTTGTTTTCGGGATTTTCCCCGCTGTTTTCTTTGGTTGCAGTAACAGGCTCTGCGGGTTCTTCCGTTCCTTCCCCCGCTCCCTGCTCTCCCGTTCCCGTAGTTTCGGGGTCTTCCCCCTCTTTGGGTGCAGGCTCTGCGCTTTCGGGCGCTGCTGCGTTTTCGGGAGCTTCGGGTGTTTCTCCGTTTCCGGAAGCTTCTCCGCCCTTACCGCCGCCTGCTCCGCCGTTATCAGCCTGCAAAGGTGCGGCTGTCAGCATAGCGCATATCCTGTCAACGTCAATTTTCCTCTGCTTAGCGCTGTTCTTTGCGGCGCTGTCGGGTTCGCTTACTTCCTTGCTGTAATCTTCAACAACGTCACACAGCCCGTATTTATATGCTTCCTCCGCCGTCAGATAGGTTTCAGCTTCCAGCATTTTATCCAGTGCCGACGGGGACAGCTTCCCGCCCGCCTTTTCCAGATAAACGGTTTTAAATGCCGAATTCTGAACGTCCAAATTATCGGCAAGCTTTCGCAAATCCTTTGAAAATCCGCTTACGCCGCTTACCCAGGCATTATGTATCATCATTACCGTATTTTTCGGCATTCGCACCTCGTCGCAGGCGCATGCAATAACGCTTGCAACGGAACAGGCATACCCGTCAATGTGTGCAACGGTCTTACCCTTATAGCGCCGAAGCATATTTGCAATAGCGTGTCCCTCGTGGCAGTAGCCGCCAAAAGAGTTAATGTAGATATTAAGCGTTCCCGGTGTGCCGATTTCGTTTAATTTGCGCCGTATCTCGTCAGCCGAGTTTTTACCGGGAACTGTTTCGTCATACCACCAGTCATATTTATCCGTTTCAATATCGCCGTAAATGTACAGCTCTGCTTCATCGGTGCTTCCTGCGCTCTGCTTAATATCCCAGAATTTTCTACCGTTCATTTTTCCGTCCTTTCTTATCGTTTATCGTCCGACTCCGCCCGCAGCGCCGCTTGTACCCTCAGCCCCGCCAAGCTTGTTCAGGTCGTCAATAGACTGATAATTTTTAGTGATATAGTGCTTTTTAGCCCAGTCTTCCCCTGTTTCCTGCAATCCTGCCGAAGCTCTCGCCTCGTCAATGGACAAAAAGCCGCTGGAGATAAGCTTGTCAACACTTCCCGCAATATCGAATATATCAATATGCTTTATGTTGCTGGTGTCGGCAACGATATAATTTCCCGCCGCAACCTTATCGGCTGTAAATTCCGTTCCCGTTATCTCTTCCGAAACCGCCGCCGTCAGCGGGTCAATGCACACCGTCAATGTCCAGTCCAGCGCTTCTTTTATCCCCGCAATCTCTCCTGTCATAAGTGCAGGCGAAAGCTTAAACGCCTGCGCCGCCCTTTTCATAGCGTCGTTGACTATCTTCTCAATCGTTTCAATCTCCGTTCCCGACCTTGCTATCTGCTGTATCTGCGCCGTTATGCCGTTACTGAGGGGCAAAGCAGAATTGCGGGAGTTAAAGAACTTATCGAACTTCACTTCGAAAAGGTCTTGCAAGGCTTTTTCGGTATCAGCTCCCCTTGCCGCCATCGGCACGTTGACTATTACCTTTGTCCCGCCGCTTTTCTCGTACCCCTCTGCCGCCGCCGACAGCAGCTCATTATATCGGCTTAAAAGCCCCAGCTTTAACTGCCGTGCGCCCTCGTTCTGATACTGCACATAGAACACTTCCGAACTTAAAAACGTGCGGTAGCTTGTGAAATCCCCTCTGCTGACGTTTCGGAAAATATGTTCCTTTACGGCATAATCGTCTTTTGTGAAGCTGTCTGCAATAACCAGCTGCCCGTTAAGCTCAAAAATCAGCGCCTCGCCGTTATACAGAAGCTTGCTGTAAAACTCCTGCCAGAACTCCGTCCCCGACTGGTTCACATTCGGACGGATATTGAGCCTGTGCCATTCCTGTCCCTTTATGTTTTCCCCGCCCCGATAGGTCTTGAATTCGCAGTTAGCCGCAAGGCTTGCAACCGTCTGTATCGCCGTAATCATAGCGTAGGTATCAATCAGAAATGAACTTACCCCCGAAGAGTAGGACACAGGCACAGACAGGTCAATTCTTTCCCCGTCCTTTGACTTGTCGAGAATATTGCTTAAAAAACCGAAAAATCCCATTTACATTTCCTTTCCGGAAAACCCGAATTATGTCCCCGACATTTATGTCGGTAGCAAGCCCTCGCACGGGGATTTTCCCCGTATAGCGCCGCTTCTTATCGTCCTATAAATTCCCCGTATCCGCTGCTTTTTGGCAGCGCAAAATATGCGTTTATAACTTTTCCCTCAGATTTACTTGATTTCCGCCTGTTTTTATATTCTCAAAAACGTCCTCGCACGGGGATTTTCCCCGTTTCAGCGCTGTTTTTAGTCTCCATAGAAAAACGATAAAAAACCGCCGCTCGCCGCAGCCTCGTCCAGAACCTCCGAAACGCACTCCGCCGCCGCAAAAGCCTTGAAGCCGTCCGTCTTTCTCGACTTCGGCTCAATCTTCTGATATGTCATATTTCCGCTTGCGCTCATGTCTATCTTGCTGTTGTTGGCAAACCACCTCATCATCGGGTTATCGTCCCAGCAAATTCTTCCCCCGGCAAACTTTGCGGAAATAGCGGGAATATTCGCCATTTCGTCCGATGGGCGTAATAGCTTTATATTCTCACAGCCCTTTTCCGTAGAAAAGCCGTAGGCTTTAAGCGCCTTAGAAAGCAGCGTATATCTGTACTTATCAATGCCGATTTTCAGCACGGTAGCATTAAGCTCCGCCGCCTTCATAGCCAGCCACGCCGCAGGAAGGTCGGGCGGAATTTCGGGAGCATTGACAAATGTCAGCAGTCCCATTCTTGCCCATTCTCTTAGCGGTGCCTTTATCCTCGACAGGTCGGCAGACTTCTCACACACCCACGCATGTGGCAGCCAATAATCAATATCATCTTTGCGGAATAATAGCCCCGCTCCCACAATATCGGTTGTGCTTGCGTAGTCGATACCGCCCACACAGCACCGTCCCCGCAGGATTTCGGTATCATACCGCCTGCTTGCAATCATAAGATTTTCCCAGCTTGTGACCTCGTTCTCCATCTGAACGGGCGGCAGGTTCATTCTCTTTGCAATAAATGAAACGTTGGCTACAGGATTTACCACATAATCGGTATACTCAAGCTCCATTTCCGCTAAAAGGTCGGGCAGGTACCTCAGGGACGGGTTAGCCTTATGCCACGCCGCCTTGTCGTGTACCTCCTGTTCGCTGTCAATCCTGCAGATAAACGGTAATAATCCATTATCCGGAATATCGCCGTTCAGTATATCTATGCACTTGTTAAACAAATCATCAAAAGGACCTCCCCTGATAATTCCGTTAGTAGTGGTTATCGTCCTTCGGGGCAGCTTCTTCTTACCAAGACCCGTTACAGCAACATCAATCAGCTTGTAATCCTGATAAGCGTGATACTCGTCAAAGTCCACCTTACCGGGTCGCTGTCCGTCCTTAGTCCCCGCCGAGCTGGTGCAGTAGTACCAGCTGGAGCTTGTCTGAATATTTGTAATTACCTCTTTTGTCCAATGGAAAAACCGTCTGAATTTGGCAGGTTCTGCTTCCAGCAGGTCGTACATATCCTCCCACGCCATTTTAGCCTGTTTTTCAGAGGTTGCAAAAGTATATATATCATACTGCTTAACCCCGTTTGTGGGGGTAAGCAGACAGAAGTTTTCAAATGAACTATATCCCGTCTTGCCCGTTCCACGCCCCACGCATAGAAACGCAATGGGAAATCTCAGCAGTCCCGGAGCTTTATACAGGGTATTGTGCAGCGCAAAAACGAACTTTTCCCAGGGGAACAGCATAAAGGGAAAGTATTTCTGATAGCTCAGATACTTCTCCAGCTGGGGCAGGTCGAAATACAGCTCTTCTTCCGTCAGAATCCGCTCAATCATTTCAATCAGCAGCTTCTGTTCCTTGCAGACGGGGTATTCCTCCGCCTTGACAATGTCTATATATTCTCTGACAGCTTCGGGGATTTCAACCACAACACCGCCCCCGTTCCGTCCCTTTCGCTAATCTCACATTTCTTCGTCACCCTCAGCAATAACATTATCCGTAGTCAGTTTCAGCTTCTCCAGTATGGACAACATCTGCTTGTTGGTTTCCCGTATCTCCTTGAGGAGCGGCGATATAACCATAGCGGTCTTCCCGCTGTTGTTATACTCCTTCTGCGAACACAGTCCGCTCTTCCTGATTTCCGTCTTCATCTGGCGGACTCTCTCCCCCAGATACATATACTCGTCAACCTGCGCAATAAAAAAAGGCGTGTCCGCCTTCCTCAGCTTCAGCTGTTTTACCAGCGCCGCTCTTATTTCCTTTTCCTTACCTGTCATAGTCCGCTCTTATAACGCGCGCGTATGCGCGACGTTCTCCATATTGTCTAGGCTCCCTCCCGGTCGACGTTCCCTCGAAAAATTTTCATTTTTCAGACCGGGGGTACATTATGATTAGTTATACTACCATTTTTCATCGTTTACAAATTTACGGTGAGAAGAAGGAGAGAACGCACGACCGTGTTGCTCCTCGTGGCACTGCTGGCAGACGGCGACTAAGTTCAAATGCTTTGCGCCGTGTTCGTCGTAGTAATAGCGGCTGTAAGCCAACTGTGGGAACTTCCGCAGCTCCTTGATGTGGTGTACCAGCTTTGCGGCTGTGTACCTGCCACGCTGTTTGCAGAAATAACATTCGTTGTGCTGCTCCTGCATTATTTCGGGTGCGATATGGTTGCGCCAATATCTGTCCTTGTAGAACAGGTCTATTCTGCCTGTCGCTATAAGGTTCATTATCTCTTCCGTCGTAAACATAATCAGACTGCAATAAAAAAACGCCCAAAAAAGAGCGTTTAAAAGCAAAAACCACGGGTTCCCCGTGGTTTTCGCTATCAATTGGAGAATAAAAATGAGTTCTGCCGCTGTGCCTGCGGCTGGTTGCTAGGGCAGGATTCGAACCTGCGACCTCAAGGGTATGAACCTTGCGAGCTTCCTCTACTCCACCCAGCCAGAGAGCGCCGCCCCGAAAGGCGGCAATTTCAAAAGGAGCGCAACATGCCAAAACAAGAAGAAAACTTTTCACCAATGCCCATTATAGATAATATCACACTTGACAACTATAAATCAATAGCAAAAACTCTACTCTTTTCGATTTTCAACAGGCTTTTGCGATAGATTTTGTAGATGTTCTGTTCGCTGTAGCCTATCGATTTTCCGATTTCCGAGAAGGTCAGACCGTCGATGAAGTGCATAGTTATTACCGCTTTGCCGCTGTCGCTGCCTGCATATTCTGCCGCCTCGATAATCTCAGCTTTTATCCGCTCCGCTTCGGCGTTCAGCTCCGCTATCTCGCTGTCAAGCTTCACTATTTCGGCGGCGTTATCGCCCACCTTGTCGGAATGTCCGCCTTTTCCACCACTGCCGCCGCAGGGAGAAATCCTTGTTGCACGGCACATATACTCCATTCGCTTCTCTTCCGCTCTCTGTACCTTGCCAAGTGCAACACGGTAGCGTTTAAGGTATTTCTTTGCTTTTTCGTGCATTAGTTTTTCCTTTCGGCTCTTGCTCAGAATGGGTAGTCATCATCGGTCACACGGGCGAAATCCTGCGCTGTCGGCTCAGGCGGCGGTTCTGTCGGTGCAGGTGCGGCAGGCGGCGGTGCGTTCATACCCGCTTCGCTCATAGGCTTCTGACCTTCCCGCTTGCCGTCGCCCGTGAAGCAGGCTCGGTCAACGATTATCTCGGTGACGTAGCGGGTAGTGCCGCTGCTGTCAACATAGTTGCGGTTCTGTAATTCGCCCTCAATCAGAATGGGCTTTCCCTTCGTCCAGAATTTTGTTATAAAATCAGCTTCATTCCGCCATGCAACGCAGTTGAAAAAATCCGCTTTTCTGTCCTCGCCCTTTGCCTGATAGCGGCGGTCAACGGCTATGCTGAAATTGCAGACGCTAGCGCCGCTTGGCGTTGTTTTCAGTTCCGGGTCGGCGGTTATCCGACCCATCATAATTACCTTGTTGTACATATATCCTCCTTATCGCACCCGCCTGCCCGTAAGAAAATCAAGATAGCCGTTTTTCATTCGGACAGCGAATGCCTGCGACTCTTCCGCTGTCCAGAATTTATGCCCGTTAAGTTCCTTCGCACGCATAAATGTCTCAAAAGGAATAAAGGCGAACAGGCGGAAATCGTAGCAGAGCAGTACGCCCGTTTCAGCTCCGAGAAGCGTGTGCATTGACAGGCACTCCTGCTGTTCTTCTGTCAGCGCCGACAGGTGGATTTCTCCCGTTGATGTGGCTTTGGCGTCAAAAACTATCGCCCGTCCGCCCCGCAAAGTGCCTTTGTAGTCGGGTTGTGCGGATTTTCGGAAATGCCCCTCAAAACGTCCGCCGCCTAAGGATTTTGTTATGCGGAATGGTTCGGGAGTCTTCTCGATAAATGCTGCTGCCGTGTCGGCATAATGCTTGCAGGCTTTTTCTATGTACTCCTCGAAGGCGTTTCCCTCTGCTCTGTTCTGAGCGCCCCGCAGACTGCGGAGTGCCGCTTTGCTGTCGTAGTTATTCATCGGTATGCTCCTTCCTTAGCAGCAGTTCTTCCAGTTCCCTGATTCTGCGCTCGTCCTCGTAATGTTTCGCTGCCGATAAGCAGCAGAACACGGAGGCGGTAAGCGCAGCTGAGGCGAAGGCTGTAATAATAATTGCTAACATTTTTTAGCTCCTCTCATATTTATCCGGTTGCCCGAGATAGTATAAAATTCCTGTTCTTTCTTGGTTGTCTTCTTGTTCAGCCCTGCAATACAATCTGAGTGCTTGCAGGTGAAGCAGTCCTGCGGCGGTTTGCAATGCGGTCGTGGAGCTCTGGAACCCTTGCGGGTGCTGTTACTTGATGTCAGCATTACTGCACCTCTCGAGCTCGATAAGAAACATTATGTTGCAGGCAACGTGCCATAAGTGCGGCATACCGCTCTCAGGGTCATTCTTTTCTCCGCTTCTGTATGCCTCAAAGTGCCTCATAGCAGCCGCAACATAGCGGTATTTCTCTACCTTGCGCCAATTGTCAGGACTGTGATATTTCTGCACCCCGTAGGTTCTGATACGTCCGACTGCCTCTATCAGAGACGGCTCAACGAGGTCAAGACGGGTCTTGTCGGTGTCATGCTTGTATTCTGTATCGGTCTGCATTTGCTCCTCCAGTTCTTCAGGCTGCTCCATCTGCGCCCCGCAGTTGGGGCAGAACGGCATAACATACTCCGGCTCATCGTGTTCATATCCACACTCTGAGCAGCGGTAAAATGCGTAATCATCGGGAAACCATTCGGCGTGTTTCTGATTATGTTCGGTCATTTTCGCTCCTATCCATTTTTGCTCCGCAGTTCGGGCAATAACTGAACCTGTAATCTTGTTCGTTTGAATGCGTACATTCTCCGTTTTCAAAGAAATACCCATCTGGAAATAATCCAAATCCACAGATATTACATTGAACAAGCCCTTTATTACAAACCCAATTCCCGTGACGAACAGGCGCAACGTCGGCGGCGGGCATATTCTGTATATCCTCAACTGCAACAGCTTGTACTTTGCAACTCCACCCGCCCTCGTCAAATTCTGTGAACGGTCTTTTATGCGAAATTACATTGTTACGCTCTATGTATTCTTTTTCAGCCATTTTCGTCCTCCATTTTCTTCGTTATTTTAAGGCTATCGCCGCAAATGATATTGTTATCAAGTATCGCCGCAGCTTCAAGCCCTGTTATCGCAGGAGCTTTCGGGAAGTGTCTGATAAAAATATCAAACAGCCTCAGCTTGCTTTCCTCGACGTTATCCTGCTGAATATCAATACCATAAACGCTTTTTAACGCCGTCAACCCCTGTTCTACATTTTCGCAGCGATTTAATTTGCGTTCAAGGATTTCAACGAGGAAATTTCCGTTACCGCAGGCAGGCTCTAAAAATGTGCTGCCTATATTCTCCCATATCTCGGACGGTATCAGATTGCACATAGCTTCGACTTCACGCTTGGCAGTAAAAACCTCTGCAAACTTGCTTACTCGCTCTTTACTTTTTATTTGCCTGCTCACGCTTTGCTCCTTTATCGGCGGCAATTATGATTTCATATAGCAAATCTTCAGCGTATGCGGGTATATGATTATCGTCGGGCCATTCGTCACGAACATCTTTCAGAAAACTCGCGATTTTCTTTTTAATCAACGTCTTTTGCTTTTTGCTGAAAATCTCTTTTTCGGGCAGTACTCTCGGAGTGTTCATTCTGTTCCATTCTCTCCAAGCAGGTCTTTTTACGTTATAGCCGTCTGTCCTCTTTCCGCACTTGTCGCATTTAATAGCATAACACCGAAATGGGCGTATTCCGTTCTCCTCGCACAGTTCAAGTTCTTTCTGCGGCGGGTCAACGTCAACAATATTCCCGTTTCCGCCACAAGTGCAAGGTACTAACTCAGCCATTCCCCTCACCGCCTTCCACGAGCTCCGGGTTGTCGTGAATATTGCCTATAATTGCAAACATTTCTGCATCTTCATCATCGAGAGGGTCGGATAACCCGTTTCCTTCCATCGTCCTCCAGCCGTATTCTTCCCAGATAACCTGAACAACCGTCTCATAATCGGGGTTATCCTCGTCAAGATGTGCGGAGAGTATATCTCCCTCAAAAATCTTAACGCCGTTCTTGTCGGTTAAGCCTGTGTACTGTCCGACGGTTTCGGGGAGAACTGAATAAACAGTAATATCATAGTCTTGACATTCTGTATCATAATGGAATACCCCCATATTGTTTTGGTCAAGATAAGCGCCTTCCACCCACTCACTGTTATCGGCTCTCTTGCCCCTGAATAAAATCTCTCTCATTGTTTTTCCTCCTTAACCTCTCTCTGCCGTCCGTCAAATATAGCCGCCATCTCCCTGCAAATCGGGCAGCCTTCCTTATTCGCCCGGACAAGCAGCTTCCCAATTTCCGCCATACGGCGGGAATTCTCTTTGAATATCCGCTCCCATAGCTCCTGATTCCCGTATTCCGCAAACATACGGGATTTCTCCAGCTTTGCGGACTGCTTATCGATAACGCCCTCTTTATACTCCCTGTATAGATTTACAAGAGAGTGATAAAGACTGCGGGCAAATAAACCTGCGCCTTCGGGAAGAGGCTCACGCTTACGGGCGCATACGTCAATTTCTTCAGCCGTCATCAACAACACCTGCCAGTCTGAGTGCGTCCTCTGTGCTGCGGGCAATTCCTGCAGAATGCCCCAGCTCCTGCAT